TAGGGAGGCTAAGAAGTTTACGTTCCCATCTTCCTTTACTAATACTGTTGTTGGGTTGTGTTCGTGTTCGCTCTTCATTAAACAACTCCCGTCAATGCAGGACTTAGTAGGTCTACCACTATCTGCTTTTAGTATATCAAAACTTGCTTCTTGGTTAACACCTTTTTCGCAAACGGTAACCTCTGCTAGTTCCATGTCATCTACCTGCATGTATGATTCCATGCCCTTTTGGATGTTTTGAGTCTTTGTAGCACTCCCCGCAATACTGTAAGATTTCAACTTACCGTCTTTAATTTGTTCCATAACCCTCTTTGCGATACGGGTATCATCTCGTAACTCACAGATGAAGAATAAACCTTTCGGGTCAACCCCTGATTTATAGATATTCCCCGACTTAGATATGTAAGCAGGTAACGCCCAACCTACCTGCACATCAGAGTGTAGTACCATTGCGTTCCTAGTACGGAAATTTTTCATGTATAAGTCAAAAGCTTTTTCTAATGCAGCCGTTGTTATTAGGTGTCCTTCCCTATCAACCATTTCCACTGAAGCCGGGCCACCTACAACCATTGGCTCGAAGTCATCTTCAAACATTCCTTGCTTCTTAGCAGCGTTCGTGTACTTCTTATTGTTAGGGAACGCCCTAACTAAAGTCATCAGTTCAGAGGGGGAGTTTAGACCCGCATTAAATAATCTTTTATACTCATCTAAAGCACCGGAAATATCGGATAGCCCTAAAGGACGTTTACTAGCTTTCTCTAATGACATAATTTCTGAGTCATCTGATACAAACTCGTACATATTTTTATTTGTGTCGATAGCCATAGTCATATTGTTGTTCCTCTATTTACTATTTACCCAACCAAGTGTAACTATAACACCCACCGCATGTACTATAAGAAAACTCATACCAACTAATGCGGTCTTTATTCCGTACATTTTACTGCGCCATTGTTGCATTGTAGCAACGTCTTCCCGTAAATCATTAAAACCTAACACAAGGGTTTTGTTTAGGGTTTCTTGATTTTCTATGTAACGATCTAATCGTTCTGCGTAAACAGCTAGTTTTACCTCGCATTCCATTGCGAGATTAGATTCGGTTGTTCCATCAGTGATAGGCATTTATGTCACCTACCCTTGATGAATTCCCCAAACTACCCCGTGAATCGCAGGAGTATTTTGGGCAGCTCTTACGGTGATCTTCTCCCTGAAGTCTATAGGCCAGTTAGTGGTGTACGTTTCACCGCCATAAACAGGGATACCTGTCGTAGACGAAGCGTCAACATCTAATCCAACATATACAATGTCTGCCGCTGTCCCAGAGGCGTTCCTAATAGTGAACCCTCTAATAACAGACATACCTGCCCTACGCTTTGAACGAGAAAGATCAGCCGTTCCTTCCCACTCATAATTCAAACCCTGCGCCCCATCTACATAATCAGCAAAGTTACCATCTCCAAATCGTTGTTCCACATGGATTTTATCTGTGTACCAATTGATATTATGTTGAGTCTTTGAGCGAACCATTACACGATAAGAAGCACTACCTGTTACCGGTAAGCGATACCTAACATTAATGGCTTGCCAAGCCGTACTCAAACTAACAGAAGAACCAGCTATGATGTCGGTTCCAGAAGAATCTTGAATTACAATCTCTGCGTCACCACTAGCAGATGCACCACGTACTTCACATTGAGCGGTTAGCCATACCTCACCGTCGTTGGCATTACCTGAGAAGGATGGGGTAGCCCAGTAGAATCCTTCTCCTGCGGCGGAGTCTGCGGGGTTAACTAGGAGGGAGGCTGCACCTGTTGATGCTTGCCCTGTGTCTCTAGATATAGCAGAACCATCAGCGGTAAACTCAGAAATAGTGGCATGTTCTATACGGGGGTTTGCCACTAGGTTTACTGAAGGGATTCCTCTATCGCAAGTAAATATAGTAGTTACCGCATCATTAGCAACAGAGGCATCTATGAGAATGTCATACTTCGTATATGCGTGAACACTAGAACGTGTACTAGGGTCTACCTCCCATCCAGCAAAATCAGTATTCTTTATTTGTCCCATTGTCAGTTATCCCCTTAATCCAAATTTTTTAGTACTCTAGCTGAAACGTACAATCACAGAGGTTGTCACCATAAGTCCATATAAACTCTAGCATCCCTGTTGGATGCGAGTTTTGGTTCCCATAATGAGCCTCTGTAAAAGCAAGTGTCATATTAGCCTACGTTAGCTTATCGACCAAAGGCTAGAATACGAACTGTGACATCTGAGCCAGCAGTATTTCCTTCATCAAGCACAGCACCGTCAGCACCTGCTTCATACAAGTCCAGTGTAGCATTTGTGTAATCATACTGAGCTACCAATCCAATGGATTCCGGTTCAGCAATTACGATAAATATTTCCTCTAAACCTAGGTCAGCAGCAGTCAGTGAGCCAGCCGCATATGTACTGGTAAATGTAGCTGTCTTAAAGACGTAACGACAGTCTCCGGGTACGCCACCCATGTCACTAGCGGTACCAGTTTGGGCAATTGAAAAAGCCATCTATATGTTCCTCCATATTTTAAAGGATGGGGGGCAGAAGTCCTGCCCCCCTAACCTTATTCAGTCTTACGAGTTAAGGTCAGTAACCTTAGCCTGTGTGAAGAAGTTCTTGCAGCGAAGCTCACCCATTGTGTAGAGCAGACCACGAACTACCAACGCATTAGCTGCGAAGTAGTCACGGTTTTCTACATACTGTGTAGGCTGTGCTACAGCAATTTCAAGGTAGTCCGTGTCAAGAACGTAAACGTTCGAGCCAAGAACCGCATCAGCAGTGCTAACACCCTTTGGAGTGTCTGCATCTGGGAGAATTGGGATACCCTGATAAGTTGCTAGGACTAGACCAGTTCGAGTGCCGGGGAACGTTCGTTCCGAACCAACACCAACCTGATACTCTTCCTGTCCCATGTACCGCTGCTGAGAGTTCAAAAGACGCTCTAGCTTGAAGTACTGGTCATGCCCAAGAGTGATAAGTTTTGGCTCACCACCATTGGTTCGGATGGTCTGAATACAGTCATCCAAGAGGTTCAGAGAGAGGTCACGCCCTGTACCGTCGTTGTCCTTAACTGTAGCTGCTGCATTCCAAGAACCGGATGTGCGGTCAGCGTAAGTAAGGTCGTAAGCTCGAACACCACCGTTAGCGGCGAAGTTAGAGTTTGAGTCGTAGTTACCACCAATTGCTTGACCGTCAACAGCGACGATATCATCAATTGAAGTGAAACCAGCACGACTGTAAATCGCAATACCGTCTCCGTCTGCAACCGCAGCAGAGGTGGTAGCGTGAGTAATAACACCAGTTGAAGTGTTTACAGCCGAAACTGCTACACCTGAAGTGTTAATCCAGTCGTTAGCCGAAGTGTCCCAAACTGTAAGGTTGTCACCAATTTTAATGTTGGCAGCGACCGAAGCAGGAACAGTAGTGGTAGTTGTGCTACCAGCGGAAGCAACGAATCCAGAACCAGCCATCAGTTCCTCGTTGATTTCCTTTACGTGGTCAAGCTGTGCATTCTCGTTCTCCATGGCAAGAACGTCTCCAATACCACCTTCAAGCTGCGCTGTGAAGACTGACTTCACTGATGCACCGAATGTGGTTGAAACGATTCGAGGCAAGCTCGATACCGTCTCAATGTTGGATACGTCTACCGTTGGGAGGCTACCTGTTTCAGTGACAGGGCGGGATCGGCTTGATCCACGGTCTGTCCTGATACGCCAACCAGCAGTACTTCCCCAAACAGTTCGGGGAATAGCGTTGAAGAAGCGAGTTTGGTTATTTAGAGCTTGCCATACCTTGCGTCCATAAGTTGTGTTGAAAATGCCTGTAGCAGAATCAACAGTGAAGTAAGACTGCTTTTGCAGATACTCAGGCCCGAATACGGAATTATACAAACCCCGTTGGGACTGAGCAAGATACTCACTTAGTGAAGGATTAGCCATCTTTTAATCTCCCATTTCTCGTTCTAGTTGTAATTTAAAGTAGTTCCTTAGGAACCCCGGCAGTGTCACCAGACTGAATCTTCAACTGGAGAGTTCGTAGTTCCCCGTATGAAAGATTAGCGAGTTGATCAACCGTATCGCCCTGATCAACAGACTTCACAATTGGAGTTGTACCGTCTGTGCCAAGTGCTTGAATTTGTGGAGCGACTAATCCGCGCTCTTCTCGGAAGCCCATCTTGCGAAGTCGAGCTTCAGAAGCTTCTTCAACAGACTTCTCGATGCCCTGTTCAAACGAAGCAAGCTGCTTGCGGAGGGAATCAAGTTCCTTCTGCATTGACTTCATTTCGTCGTCATCGTCATCATCGTCGTCTGCATCATCAGCCTTGTACTTCATGGCTTTTGTAGCGTCTTCATCCTCTTCGTTGTCGTCAGGGGTGTCAGCTTTGTCCATGTCGTCGTCCTCATCTTCGTCATCGTCATCGGCTTTAGCCATAGCTTGAATAGTGTTCTGTTGCTGTTCAATCTTTGATGAGATGTTAGCAGCAGACTCGGAATCGTCAGCCGTAGCTGCACTTCCTCCGGTAGTCTTTGCTTTTCGCTCGCCACCATTTACATCCATACCTTGATCAGCCTTTAGAATACCAGCAACCTCTGCTGCCAATTCCTTAACCAGTGCAGCTTTTTCAACCGCCTCTTCTGCGTCTGCTTCTTCTTCCTCTGCCTTTAGAAGCCGTGCATCCATTTTCTGGAGTACTTCGGCAACAGCAGAGAGAGCAAGGCCATTACCTTCTAATGCCTTCTCAATGCGTTCAAAATCCTCAGCCATAAGAGTTTCCTCCTGTATTTCCATTCCAGTTCTATTTTATCCTTGTACGGTTGGTCTAAGCCACCCCCGACCATACGAAAAAAACGTCGTAGTACATTTGTTCTAGACGTTTTATTATACTATTATTTTGTGAAAAACCTACGTATATTGTGATATTCGTATTTAATCCGTATTTCCACTCGTGGAACCACTCTCAAGTAAATGTAATATCTCATTTCGGTAGTCATACATAGGGACTTGGAGTAGCTTTTTAAGCTTCTCACATTGCGTTCCTTCAGGAATAGAAGCCTCTACTAAATCTAAAATCTTACCTACCATTCGTGAGTGCCTTTGCATCACGTATTCTTGTTCTTTACTTACCTTTGTTACGTCCATTACTTCCCCCCAGTTGTTTAATAATCTATCTAGTTAAGCCTACAACAGACATGAACTTACCTATTGTTCCGCTATCACTAAGCACTGTATCTATCGCTCTGGTCATAAAATTATCATCCGCAGTGTATGAAAAACTACTTGAGGTCTGAATATTTCCAGTCACTCTAATAGGTCTTACCCCCATAGGTCTCATGTGTTCCTTAACCGTCGTTTGCTCACCTGAGGGTAAACGTCTTTGATGTTGCCTAACTACGTATTTATAATTAGGGTCTGTTTCAGAGTCACCCATAAGGTTTGATGCATAAGGAGCAGAATACCGTATAGTAGCACCGTCACCTGTATACGTTAAAGAGCCGCTTTCTTTTAATGCCCCGGAACGTACCGGGACAGTTTTCTGCGACTCATTAAAGATACGCCCTACAACTTCTTGTACGACAGTGAGAAGTGATTTTTTTAAGTTTGTAAGCTCCTGATCATCCATAGTATTTTTATTATACTATATTGCAGCCCCAAACTTCTGGGATTGTGGATGCAAACTGACTGTCAGAAGAATCAAATTTATCTAAACGTATAATTTCTTTACCTACATTCCCGTGTTCAGGATGCCAATAAGTAACTAAATGCTTAGGTGGGGAACTTACATGAAGTCTATTAGTGGTAAATTCGTCTGAGCCTTTCATAGTTCCACATATGTACAAGGCTCCTGTGCCAATATCTATCTCATCTATGCGGTGGAAATGCCCAATCATAACATCATCGAAGTGCTGTTTATCAGCCCATTCTTTATTCTGTTGTTGAAGACCACGCATTTGCCCGACCATTCTAGTAAAGCTAGCGGAACTACCGCCCCCAGAAATAGAATCACCATGCATAATTAAGACGTTCCGTCCTGCAACCTTAAAGATTGTACTGAAGTTTTTAGGGATATGGAACTCAATGTTTTTCTGTTTAGCACAAAAAGCAGCAACCCATTGATACATCATGTGATCCCAGTCCATGTACTTATCTTTAGCTGGAATTTTCCTAGTCATACGACCGTGGTTTCCCACAACCGCTACAACACGAATCTTATCAAAATGTTGAGCAAGCTTAGTGACCGCTTGACCAATTAAGAACGCTCCGTTCATCATCTGTTCCATGCAGTTTCCTATATTAGTCCTAGCTAATTCTTCATGGATATCCCCGCTAACCATATCACCAAGCATAGGGATGATTAATTCGTCTACATCTGCAATGTTGCGTCGGTAATTAGCCAATAAGATAACTTGCTCTACCCAACCATACAAACGTTTGTTAAAGATATCTAAATCGTAGGAGTTGATTCCCGTGGTTTGATCAAAAACAACACGGTCACCAACGTGAGTGTCGGTAAGGGGGGCAACCATTGTTTGAGGCTGGCTCCCCCTAATTGGCTGTTGCTTGCTATTTTCTGTTAACTTCTTATAGTATGGTGACCGGCTTCTAATTTCAGGTAACGCTTTAGTATTATCTCTAATAGCCTCAATAATTAATTCTTTTTTACTGCTATCTTTGATAGAAGACTGGTACAGCTTCTTATAGTATGCCGCCTCCGCCTTATATGTAGCTACCTTTTTGTCCTGTTTAACCTTCTCGTCAACCCAGAAGTTGGCATCATTTAGAACGTCATCTTCAGATTCCCACGGCGATTCTTCCGCTAACTCTGGGGCAAGTTCGTCTGCCATATTAGCCGCAGCTTCATCTATAATTAGATCAATTTCTGAATACCCCTCCCTGTCGTACCATCGTTGAATAGTACTGCGGTGTACGTCTATTCCATATTTTCCTGACAGCCAGTCCCTCAGCCCCGTCCACGTAGCCCCCGCTCTCCTCATCTTCACCAACATTGGTTTTAGTTGTTCTGGAATCGTCATCTATCCTCAGCTTTCTATATTCTAAATATATAACCATACCACACATTATACACGACAATTCCTCGTCGTCAAGTTTCAGGGTTCCTGAACATTTTGGACATGCGGTATCGTTTACTATGTTACTTCTATTCGGCACCCATTCTCCTCGCTTGACTCTTTAAAAACTTTTGGAACTCATACGCCGGTATTTCCATAGGGTGTTTGTATGCGTTCGGGGTTTTTAAAAGATTAAATATATATTTCGTAAACCACTTAAACTTACCCA